GGTCACTAGGACTGTGTCTTCGAGCGGGACGCAGACGTCGACTTTGGTCGTAACGGATGGCATCGGGAACCTTAGCAGGAACTCGGTAACCACTCTGGACTTCGCGGAGAAGAAACGTACCGGCAAGCTTCCTCAGAACCCGTTTGGGTTTTCGGAAATTAGTCAGGGTTATAGGAGAGGCTTTGTTGAATCTAAAGCCTACCATATTGACTCTGGCAAGTTAACGTCTACTACGACGATAACTGGGGCGCTTGGTGTGTACACGCCGAATCCCTCACCTTGGTCGCCAGTCTTTAAAGAGGCTGTACGCCAAAATCTTTATAATCAGGCTGTCGCTAAAGCGCAGTCAAAGATTAAGGACACGAGTATCGATCTCTCGGTATTCGCGGGTGAGTTACGTGAGACGCGAGCGATGTTCATTGACATCGCGACACGCCTTAGATTGGCAATCAATGCAGCACGTCGAAAGGACGTGAAATCAGTTCGCCGCCATCTCTCTGTGGCTGACACCGCCGATTTCGCCAACTTATGGTTGACGATAAATTACGGTATCAACCCATTCATAGCTGATCTCAAAGGCGCTGTTGAAGCGCTTGAGAAGGGGGCTATGAAGGAACGATTTAGTCTCGTTCAGGACAGGGCCCGTTATCAAGATTTCACCACGAGGACTTCGGTCGTTCAAGGTGGGATCGAGAAATGGACCCTGAGAGTGGAGGTCGGGCTTCGAGTGAAATATGCTGTGACTAATCCTTTCTTGGCGACGCTTGCGTCGCTGGGTTTGAGTAATCCGGGGACTACTGCTTGGGAGCTTGCTAAACTCTCATTCGTGGTTGATTGGGTTATTGGGATTGGTGGCTGGCTCAACCAGCTTGATTACCATCTCGGGAAGCAATTCCAAAATGGTAGTTACACGACCTTTACAAAGGAAAAGGTCGAGCTCACCTCAGCATATACCACTACCCTCAAGGTGTTTAACGGTGGGATCGTAGAGACAGGCCAATCCACTGCTTTTATTGAGTGGGTTGATGTGAGTCGGACCGTGCTAAATACATGGCCCATAGCTTACTTACCTGTCTTGAAAGACCCGTTCTCCGTTAGTCACGTTGCGACTGCAGCTTCTTTACTGCAGCAAACGTGGGGTAGATAATAATGTCTGCCCTGCGAGTACATCACTTCTCAGAAAGATGCCAGAATGCCGGCTATCGCCAGTATCTCTCTCGTGGACGGTCAACCGACCCCCGCAACTCGTGTGTTTGCCCCAGTTGGAATTGATCCCAACTATGTCGCCAGTTACGAAAACCGGGTGACCGGAATTCCGATTGGCTATGACGGGCTGAGTATTGGAATGCGTCGCCCTGTGAAGGGTAACCGTAATTTCAAGCACACTGTCCGACTGACGCTTCCTATCCTGGAAGTTACGTCCCCATCAACCTCGACGGGCATTCAGCCGGCGCCTACCAAGGCGTACGACAACTTTGTGACCATCGAGTTTGTCAATCCGGAGCGATCTACTGCTCAGAACCGCAAGGATCTGGTCACGCTAGCTCGTAACTCGTTGGCCGCAGGCGGAGTCATCGACACCTGCGTCCAAAATCTCGAATCGGTGTATTAAATAGCCGATTGTCTTGTCGGAGACCCCTGCAGCGTGCCTGGGGTCTCTGGTAACGACAGAGATTGATTGAATTCTTCTTCTTTTGTTAAGCAAAGAAAGAGACTATGCGGAAAAGACAATGGCGCTCTGGTAAGAGCGCCAAGAAGTCAAGTTACTCGACTTCTAGTGTGCGAGCCGATATCTCGGTTCGCTCTCTTCACAAATTGCTCGAGGCTATTGACACACCTCGGTCTCTTGCTGTCTGGATTATGTTCCGTGAAAAGGAACATGCCCAGTTGCTCGAACTGACGTCACCGCCAGGGGACTATGATGGTCCTCTTAAATTTCGCGACGATTACTTAATGAGTAATCTGCTCTCCAAGGCCAAGTTTCTGACTCTAGCGAGTGACCCTGAAAAGGTTGCGACCGAAAAGTTTGAGGCCGCTGAAAAGAGCTGTCGTGAAACGAATCGTCGTCTGCGAACTCTTGGATCTCAACCCGGTTATATGGGTGAGTGTGCAGCAGTAATTTCGACCGCTGCGCATAAAATCTCTAAGGTATTAGGAGACTTCGATCCGAACGAGTGGTTTGACAAGGGGGCATGGGGCCCCGGCGCAAGTACCTCTGTTAAAGGAGATACGAGCGCTGAAGAGAAATTTCGACGTTCAGTCGAGATTACTTTTCCACTCCATGAACTGATTCGAGACCTTCTAACCGAGGCCTATCCACTGTGGTTCGATGCAGCTACTCGGCTGTCCATCGTCAGTGGGAATCAGGTGACCTTTGTACCCAAGAACGCCAAAACGCATCGTTCGATTGCGATAGAGCCGGACCTAAACATCTGGTTTCAACTCTCAATCGGTAAAATGATGCGCCGGCGGTTGAAGGTATTTGTCGGCATTGATCTTCAGTCCCAGCGCGATAACCAAAGCGCTGCCAGACTAGGGTCTATCACCGGGCTGTTGGCCACTCTTGACTTCAGAGCGGCGAGCGACACCATCTCTCGCGAGGTGGTCCGCTTGCTGATTTCGGACGACAGGTGGTTTGCAGTTATGGATGCCTGTCGTTCGCGACACGGTAGCCTAAACGGTGAGCAGTTTAGGTGGGAGAAGTTCTCCTCAATGGGGAACGGATTCACGTTCGAACTAGAAACCCTGATCTTTTGGGCACTAGCTGCAGCCTCCTGCGAGGTTGTTGGCATAGACCCGTGTGTTAGGGTCTACGGCGACGACGTGATCATACCTACCGAAGCTGTCGCGTTATTCCAGCGAGTTAGTGAATTTTTGGGTTTCTCCTTAAATGCGGAGAAGTCCTTTAGCACAACGCCCTTCCGGGAATCGTGCGGAGTTCACTACTATGATGGAGTAGATTGTCAGCCCATCTATATAAAAGATGAGATCACCTCTGTCCCCGAAGTATTCAAAGCAGCTAACCGCGCTATGCACTTGGCCAAACGTCATCGTTTTAACGACGAGCGGCTTGGCGCTATGCGCGATTACCATCGACTCCTTGTTATGTCAGTGCCTCAGCGTTTCCGCGTTGGAGTACCTGCAAAGCTGGGTGACGTTGGGTTCATGGTGGATTTTGCAAATCCCTCATGCGATGCCACTTTGACGCCTGTAATTCGGCGTCTTTCCGACTTCGGTTGGGAAGGATCGCACATTCGCATATATGGCCCCAGCTCCATCCCGGAGTTTGGGGACCATCGCGGTGTGTTGCTTAGTCGTTTAAGTACGGCTGGCCGGACAAGTGATGACCCTTTTGGGTTCGCGAGCAATTTATCGTTGGGAGGTAACTCCTATACGATACGCGACCGAACACGCTTCAGATTTACAGAGGCGTGGGTTTATGGAGAGGCTTGCGCTTAACGAAAAGGCGCAGGTCTAAAGGGAG